GAATTCTATGTTGAAGCAAAGGTTGTTAAGAGCAAAACTATGGAACAGGAGGCTTTTGAGCGAAAAAGAAATGAGCTATATGATAATCTAAATAAGTTAAACACAAAAGATTTCCTTTTAAATATTGAACACCTTTGTTTTCTCACTCAGAAACAACCAAGTACAAAAAGGATGATAAAATATATAGAGGAAGAATTAAAGAGAATAGACCCTGACATATTAAGTGAAGAATTAGAGAAAAATGGCATTGAAAATTTCCCGAAGATAGAATATAAGAATAGGGATGTTCATATTATAGTAAGCCCTATCCCTGTAAGTCTTTCGGCAAGAGAGGAAAAGGCGCTTCCGATAGGTATATATCCAGCAGAAGCGTTTTGGGGAGGAGGCGAAGAATCTCTCAAGAATTCTATTGAGAAAAAGGCTAAAAGGTACGGAAAGTTGGATAAACCATTTATTATATGCTTAAATTCGTTAGACATTAGAACATCGGGAAAAATAGACGTTGATAATGCTATTTGGCATTTTACTTTCCCGATAATTATTTAGAAATTGTTCTCATTGATTTCCCTTTCAGGGAACCTTCTGTTTCGTCTACCCTGTTTGTAGATTTTACTATCATTTTCAGATAATGCATATTTTCCTTGAATCGTTTCCGCAAGGTTGGTCATATCCTCATTGATTTTGGTACGGGTAACTTCCGCATAAATTTGAGTAGTCTTTATCGAGAGGTGTCCCATCATTTGGCTAAGGCTCTCAATAGGAACACCTTGTGTCAAGCAGACCGTTGTAGCGAAAGTAAATCTTGACATGTGAAATGTCAGCCGTTTATCTATATCGGCAGCTTTGGCAATACGTTTTAATTGCCAATTCATATTCACATGGGTTTGAAATTTAAAAACTTTTCCACCTGTTCCGGCAAACTCCGTATTTCTGTATCGTTCAAGAATGCGTTTAGGAATATCCAGCAGTGGGATATACGAAGTTGTTCCGGTCTTTTGCCTGTCGAGAATAATCCATTGGCTACCGTCTTCCATTTCCTGAATATTGGAATGTTTAAGATTTCGTAAATCAATGATTGCAATTCCTGTAAAGGTCGAAAAAATAAACATATCACGGGTAAAACGCCATGTGGCAAGTTTGAGCTTGGCTTGCATCATTCGTTGTATCTCATCATTAGATAGCCACGGACGTTTAGGAATTACCCGTTCAGGGACAAAATCAAAGAACGGGTTCTGACGTAAAACTCCTTTATTGCAAGCCCTTACAATAACTTGCCGAAAAGGGTTCATATTGGTTTTAACCGTTCGGGGTGTCATTTTTAAATCAATTTTCAGATAATGGAAATAGCTCTCCGCGAATGGCGTATCAATCTTGCCAAAAGGTAAATCGGAAAGATTGTACTTTTTTTGAAGAAACTCTTTCATGTGACGGTAGGCATTGGTATATACCGGAAATGTACTTTCGGTTATCCGTATTCCGATACTTTTCCGTTTTTCATCCAGCAGTTCGGCAAATTCCTGCATCAAGGTATTGCGATTTACACCGATACCACGCAACGCATTTTTAAGGGCTTCAGCAGTAACGTAGCCATTGTTATTCACCATATTGTTATAATGGGAAGATATTTCGTTGCGGAGCTTCTCTATCTGCTTATTGATAGTAACGGATTCTTTAGATTGCCCCTTTGCCGTACCTGTCTGATTATCCCAATCATCGGGCATTATTTCCAGTCCGGTGCTGAATGTGGTGTTCTTGCCGTCCACGGTTATCCGTCCGACTATCGGGCAAGCTCCTGATTTTTTAATTTTACTGGTGTTCGGGTAAAATAATATACTGAATGTGCTTCTATTCGTTTTCATTATTATTGGTATTTATTGTTCGACATAGGTGTATTTATCAGAGATACGGAGCGATAGTAATTTCATATCATTGCCTATCTTCTCATTATTGACACGTGCGTAGCGTTGGGTAGTCTGAATATTCTTGTGCCCCATCATCCGGCTGACACTTTCAATGGGTACGCCTTGCGAAAGGCATAATTCGGAAGCGAAAACATGCCGCCCGACATGAAAGCTAAGTTTGGTCGTGATATTGCAGAGTTTAGCTATGATTTTCAGCGCATAATTAATACGTCCCGGTCCTAACATGGGAAATACATTTTCTCCTTTTGCCAGCCCCTTGTATTTCTCTATAATCTGTACTGGTATATCCAACAATTTGACATTAAACGGTGTTCCGGTTTTTTGTCTGTCGGTGGAAATCCACAGGCTACCGTCTTCTTCGGTAATAATCTCTTTCCACGTAAGTTGTTTCAGGTCAATGTAAGGAAGCCCCGTAAAGGCTGCGAATACGAACATGTCACGGATAAAGCATTGGCTTTTGGATTCTATCGGAGTGGATATAAGCCTTTGAAACTCTTCTTTTGTGAGTGAGCGTATTTTGAAATCGGGCTTCTTCAACTTGTAGCCAAAGAAAGGAGGATTGATAATCAATTTACGATGCAAGGCGATACGCACGACTTTGAAAAGCACCAACATAGTACCGGAAACTGTTTCATCCGTCATTTTTCTTTCCACTCTTAAATGAAAATCGAACGCTTCGATAAAGGTCAGGTCTAACTGGTTCAGGGGTACATCCTGAATGTTATACTTGACTTTCAGAAAGCGTTTGACTTGTTTTCTGATGGTAACATATTTGTGGTAGGTGGCTTGGGAACGGTCTATTCCGATACGTGTTTGGAAATCCTGCATCATTTCATCAAAGAGAGTAAGCAGTGTTTTTTGTGCGGTCGCAATCCCTTGAAATGCGTTCTTAACTTCTTGGGCGGTCACTGTTCCAGTACGCTCTAAAATACGCCTGTAATGCGTGTGTATGGAGAGATTAATTTTATTAATCTCTCTGTTGAGTTCAACGGCTACACGACTTTTTCCGGTAGCCCTACCGGATTTTACACTCCAAAGCCGTTCTTCGATTTTCAGTTTGGAACTGAATTGGGCGATGGAGTTGCCAATAATGATTTTCCCGACAATCGGATAAATGGCATCGGGGTTTACTTCTGTTTTTTCTGTACTTCCTCCCCGTTTGAGGTAAAAGGACACTTTAAGTTCGTTGTTCATAACGCTCACATTTTAAGTTCGTAAAATTACTTTCTTCGTGAGTTATTTGAACAATGTAACAAGCAGACAAACAGTGCTATAACCAGACGTTTAAGGTCATTGGTTTGCTGTGTTTTTCTCCAATCTCAATGGGTAACGATTTAGAAACGGAAAGTTTGCTCAAATATACTTTTTCCTGCAATTTCATCATCGGACACCCAAAGACACTAAAAGACGTACATTTCTATCATTCAATCAATTACCTTGCTTTTCTCTTTCTTGCTTCTACTGTAATAAGTCGGTATAACAGCTAAAAATGAAAATATCCCGTACTTGCTCCAATCGCTTTGAAGCAAATTCCTTATTGCATATCCGGTTTATTTCGTCCTTGTCAAGATAGCCTCTTTCTATATACTCGAATTTCAGCTTGTAATGGGCGAACGGGTCTGCGGTTATCAATCCTGTGCCTTGCGCAAAGTTCACCACTGTACGGAAACGCTGTATGAACTTCATTGCCGTATTGGGTGAACAGTCGTGGTTCTTTATTATATACAGGTAGAAGTTCTCAATAAAAACTTTGTTGATTTTGCGTATAGGCAAATCCGATACACGATATTCGTCTTTCAGGAATTGGGTCAGGCGTAACTTTGTCAGTTCGTATCTGCTATACGTTTTTTGGGTGGCTTCTCCTGCTTCGACCTTTTTCTTGTACTGGTCGTTGTGTTGCTCGAAAAAGGAAATGATAGTCAGTGCTTCTTCCTCTTTTCCCAAAAGTGCATTTTTCACGCTTTCGGGGGTAACATAGCTGTCACGCATTAACTGGTTGTGGAAGTGTGAACGGATATTGGCTTTGATGTCGTCCAGCATGGAGTTCAGCCTTTGTATTTCCATAGTTTTACCTACGGCTCTGCCGGATTGCCAGTTAGTTTCTAAGACCTCTAACTTGGTATTGAATTGGGTTTGTTTGCCGTCGATTGTGATACGGGCATGAATGGGTACTAAACCATTCTTTTTCATCTTGTCTTTTTTCAGGTAAAACAATACGC